ACGCCGAAGCTGTAACGCTCGCGGGCCTTGTACCGGACGTTCCCAGTGTCAAAATCACCATCCATTCCGGTCTGCATCGCGACGCGGACGAAGTGCTTCATGCCGTTCGGAACGTCCGTGGTGATGAACCACGCATCGTTGTCCGTCAGGTAGTGGTTGACACGGTAGCCCTCGGGGATCGAACCGTTGGACTTGATCGCGTTGATGTCGTTGTCGGCGGTGCCGGTGCGGAGTTCCGTCTCGAGAAGACGGGTCGCAACGAACATGAGCGCCGGGGGAACGATCAGCTTGCGCGGACGTGCGGCAATCAGCAGGCCACGCTCGTCGCGGAACGCGGCGATGTCGATGACGGCCTGCTCAAGCGACGTCTCGTTCAGGTCAGCGTTGGCCGAGGGCTTGTTGGAGTTGGTGATTCCAGAAACCGTCGGGTGGCTGGCGCTGAACAGGTAGACGCCATCTCCCGACTGGAACACGTCGAAGCCGGTGTTGAGCAGCGAGGCTGCCTTGACCTGCTTCGTGTAGGCCATGCCACGGGCAAGGGCCTTCGTGTAACGAGCCGAGAGCGAGTCGTACAGGTTGTCTTCCATCGCCTCTTCGGTGATGGAGAAGCCCATCGCCACCGTCTCGTGGTTGTAACGAGCGGTGAACGACTCCTGTGCGTTGTCATACTGGATCGCAGCGCCTTCCGCTTTCACGGGGGCAGCTCCGAAGCCAGAAAGTTTCACTTCTTCCTCAAACGAACGCTCCGAGGTCTCGGTCTCGTAGATTTCCGTGTGCTCGTCCTCGTACTTGGCGTACTCGAGACCGAACAGCGCGTTCAGACCGGGAAGGAGTTCTTTGAGGGCTTGTGCGCGAGAGATAGCCATGTTTCAGCCCTCCTTAGACGCCGAGAGAGTTGTAGTACGAGTGGACGCCCACGTTCAGCTTGACGATGAACTCGGGGTAGTCGTCGCCCTCGGTACCGCGAACCACATCGACGATACGCACAGCGTAGGTCGCAGTGGCAACAAGACCCGCGCCGTTGGTGCCGACAAGCATGTTCATGCCCGACACACCGGTCGTGGCATTACCAGCAGTGCCGAAGCCAAGCTGAGCGTTCTTGCCGACAGCACCCGGCCAGCCCGAGCCATCAGTGCCCGAGTTGAAGGTGCCGAGTTCCGCGCTGCCCTTGATCTGGAACAGGGCGTCGGGGTCGTCCATCACATACACATACACATCCGAGCCGCCGCCGGTGATGGTGTTGGCCGGGAGGAAGTTGTTGTAGGTGGGCTGGCCCGAGCTATTCACATAGCGAGCGCCGACGCAGACCCCCACGATGCCAGCGGTGGCATCTGCCGAAGTGGCGGGAATCTTGATGGCAACGGGGGTTGTGCCGACAGCCGAGGGCTGACCGGCGGACGAAAGGGCAACGAGATCACCATTGAAGATCGCAGCCGAGTTGTTCGCGGCGACCTTGTATTCACGGATGACCCCGCCATTGAAAGCCTGCCCGCCGATCAGGTTGATCGGCTTGAGGCCGTAGGGAGTGGCGTTCGTGGCCATGTCTCTCTCCTAGAGCGGTTGGGGTTTAGGGGCCTCAGCCCCTGCCAAAGCTAGTGCGAGTGGAGCGCTCAGGCTTCAGGAGCGGCATCCGAGGGTCGTTTTCGCGCATGTAGCTGTTATCCACGGCCTGAATTTGTGCTTGAGCTTCCTCAAGTTGGCCTTGGATGCGATCCTGCGCAAACTCTTCGGGGATGCTGCACAGCAGCAGTCCGCCGACCTCGATGTTCTCCTTGAACCGGGAATCCACGTCGGAAAGAATCTGAAGCTCAGGGAACTCAGAAGCCTTCACTGGTGTGTAGCCTTCGCGAAAGCGCCGAGACACATTCGCGTTGTCCGACTGGCCCATAGCTGAGGTGCGAATCCAGCGGAAGCGAAGTCCATCTCTGGGTTCGGGGGCCGGGATCATGGCCGAACGCTGCCACGAGCGCTTGCGCTGCGTAGCTTCGCGGGTCGTGTTTTCCCGTGGCGTTCTGTTAACCATTGCTTCTCTCCTTGAGAACTTGCGCCGCGTACTGTTCCGGGGTCAACCCAAGCCGCTTGGCGAGAGCGGCGGCGGAGGCGGTGATACGCACTTTGTCGCGTGATGTTGGAGCACTGCGAGACGCAGGGGCCACCACGGAGCCTGCTTGCCGAGAAGGTGCCTTCACCTCGATGTCTTCGTCGGCAAACTTATCAGGGAAACGCCGCCTCATGGCTGCGTCTATTTGACTATAATACTCTTCGCTCCCAAGAGCAATGCCGCTCTTTATGACTCGGTTGTGGACAACCATGGCCACTGCGGTCATTTCCTCGTCATTGTGCTTGTCAGGTCCAAACCAAGGGTTCTTGGCTATCCACTCCATGGTCCGAGCATCGGGTGTTGGAGGTGTCGGAACGTCACGCTGGACGGGCTGCGGCTTCTGCGGCGGGGCTGGGCGGAAGGAGTCAAGGCGCATCTTCTCCGCCTTGAGCTCCGTCAGTTTCTCCTGCGCAGTGACAAGTGCGTCCGCATCTCCTGACTCATACGCCGTCTTGTAGGCGGCACGGGCTCGGTCAAGCTCGACGTCAACACGAGCCTTGGCCTGCCCGACGAAGAGGGTCTCACCCTCTGCGTACTTGGCCTGCATGGCCTCGAGAGCACGCTTCTGTGTCTCCGCGTAGCGGATGGCTTCTTCCTTGACACGCTCCGCCTCTTCCTTGCGGCGGCGCTCTTCATGGAACTCGAACTTCAGCTTCTTGATGCGCTTCTGCACATTCTCGCTGTAGCTCTCGAGTTCGGAGTCGTCAGGGATTTCAGGCTCGGCACCTTCAGGACGACGAGGCTTGCCCCGATCCTGCTCCGGGGTGTCATCCTCGATCTCGACCTCAAACTTGTCTTCCGCTCCCCCACTCATGCTCTGCTATACCCCCTCGGGTCTTCGACAACGGCTTCGACCGTGTCATCATGGATCAGTCGGAACTCCCTACCAAGAACCTTGAACCTAGTGCCCGAGTAGGAACGGAAGATGACGAAGTCACCTTCCTTGCACCAAGGACCATGTGGGAACTTGCTTGGGTCAGTGTAGGCGTCCGGTCCTAACTTGATGACAAACCCCATAATTGAGGCCGTTTCCTCGGCCTTCTTCAGGGCCTCAGGCATGAAGACGCCGCCATCGGTCTTCTCTTGAACTTCGGGGATTGCGATGAGGAGCTTGTACCCAGTGGGTTCTGGCAGTTTTGCCTTCAGGTGCTCGTCATCAATCTTTTTGGCAGTATACATCTACACCTCATGCAGTGACTTTGGGCGTCACAGTTGCCCTTGCGCGAACATTCGCGACTGCGCGGCACGCTAGATCATCGTGCCTCAGTCTTCAAGAAATCTCTTCTCGATCTCCTTCGCGTCTTCGACGATCTCGCTCATGGCCTGATACCGGCCAGTGATGCTCATGTACTCCTCGTAGCTCTTGGCCCCACCCTGAGCCAAGAATTGTTCTATAGAACTTTTCCTCTCCTCGAGCCTGCGGATGAGCAGGCTCATTACCGTGTCACTCACCGGTTGCTCCCAGTTGCTTCACCGCTTCCTTGGCGATCTCGACCCCGATCTTGGCGCCCTCGAGACGCTCCTTGCTGGCCATATCGACGTAGTCCACGGCCATCTTCGCGCCGATGCGAGCCCGTTCGCGCTCCTCTTCGGACTGGATGCGCTCGCGCTGTATCTCGATGTTGGCGGTCTTGTTGGCGAGATCGAGTTCCATCTTGGCCTTGTCGAGTTGCATCTGGTGCTGCGACTCGGCCTCCTTCATGGCGACCTCGCGTTCGCGAAGCTCCAGTTCCTTCATCTGCATCTGTGTCAGCGGGTTCTGCATCTGCTGCTGCGCCTGCTGCTGTGCAGCCTCTTGCTGGTTCTTGCCGAGGAGTTTCTGTGCCGCCTGAGCGACGATGCGCGACAGATCGGCCTCCACATCATCGGGCAGTTGCTCATCTTCGGGCGGCAGCGGGACGCCGAGTTGCTTCTCGACCTCCTTGCGGTACTGCATGGCCACATGCTCGGTGATGTGTGCCGACATGGCGTTCATGATGGCACCGGCAAATGGTGACTGGCCGACGAGTTGCTGAATCTTCGGGTCTTGGGCAGCGGCCATGTGGACGGCGATGTGTGCCTCGTGGTCCTGATAGAGGAACGCCTTGACAGGCTCCTGCTTGAGGATGGCCATGTTCTCGGTGACGGGGTCTTTCGGCTTGATGTCGTCCGGGAGCTTGATGATGTCGGGCGCGTCTTGGATGCCCAGCACCTCGAGCATCTGCCGGTGCAGTTTGCCCATATCATAGAGTTGAGGTGCCTGCTGCGAGAGTTGCAGGGCAGCCTGATACTGCATGATCCGCTGCGACATTGTGGCAGCGTTCGGGTCGGAGACGGGGATGACGTCGATGGTTTTCAGGTCGAAGTCATCGACACGGCTGAAGGTGTTCTTGTCGCCAGCGACTTCGTACTCGTAGGCATCGGGCATGAAGTCGTGGATGACCTGCGCGAGGATGCGCAGTTCCTTCTTCATCGCCGCGTGCATCCGGGCTTGGACGCCAGACAGAACCTTCATGGACCGTTCCATGAGGGCGAGGGTCGTGCCAACGGGTGCCTGCGCGTTGATGTCCCCGACTTGGATGTCGGCAACGGAGCCGATGCGACGCGCTTCCTCGACCATGTTCTGGAGGAGGGAGTAGAGAACTCCAGACGGTTCCTTGAACGGCAGCGGGAAGATCGAGTCGCGGATGGCGCCGCCGGGAATGTCCACGTCCCTGAACTCGCCCGGCTGGATGGGGGTGTTGTCGCCCTTGATGCGGAGGCCACGAGCCTTCAGACCGCCAGGCAGGTTGGCGAGTGTGCCTGCATCGATGAGTTGGCGCAGGATGGATGTAGCCGAGCGCGACAGGCCACCGATCATGTGGATCAGGCCGATGCCGTAGAAGCCGAGGCCGGGCAGGTATGGGTAATGGACGAAGTGCGAGCGCTTGTCCTTGTACTCGTCATCCTCGTACCAGTTCCTGCGGATCGACAGGATGGTCTTCGAACTCTTGTCGATGGTGATGACGTAGGGGCGAGCGATGCCATCAGGGTCGTTGTAGGGCTCAGGCAGGTCGTAATCGACGTGCATCTCGAGAAGGGTGTGCCGGTCGTCGTCTGAACCGGGGGAGGTGACGCCCTCTATCTCGTCGTACTTCTCCTGAATGTCGCTCTTCTCGAAGACAGCGGGCGGGAGTTCGACGTCACGATAGAATCCGTTTGCCTGCAACTTCTTGATTTCGTTGGGTGTCTTCTTCATCACATGGGTGTAGCGCTCGGCTGACTCGATGTTGGACGAGCCGTAGTTGATGATGAAGTCCTCGGCGGGCACGAGAATGGAGACAGGGCGACGCTTGAGGGTGTCGTAGTAGACCTTCTTGAAGGCAGAACCGGCGAGGGCGAGGCGGAAGAGCATCTGCTCCGTCTCGTCGCGGTATTCGACCATGCGCTCGGTGATGATGTAGTTCATCTCGTTCTGCACACGGTTCGACTGCTCGAACTTCTCCTTGGTCATCTTGCCGACGATCTTGGTACGGGCAGGTCCAGACGCGGGGAGAAGCTCACTGATTGCCTGCGCTTGGAAGCGCACGACAGATTCTGTCAGGACAGGATGGAAGACACCGGCTGCACCCTGCCAAGGGATGGTGCGCTCTTCGAACTTGAGGCCGAGCAGATCGAGGCCCTTGACGTAGGTGTCCGCCCAGTCCTTGCGAGAGTTGCGGTCGGACATGAAGCTCTCGACGAGGTCCGAGGCAATGGCTTCCAGATCGGCTTCGTCGATGAACTCGGCATAGTTGGAGTTGTGCTCAGGCCCCATGATTTCTTCGGCGATGTCGCCTGTGAAATCTATGACGAGGGTGCCGTCATCTTCGGTGGTGATGGAGACTGCCTCCGGGTTGACGACATCAACCTCAAGGGCGGCAGCGTCGGGGTTGCCTTCGACCTCGAGATCGAACGGCTCCATGGGCTTTACGACGGCCAT